CCAACCCGCAATCCTGTAAGCTGGAAACGTGCCAACCACTAGGACGTAGATGTTGCAGTCAGCGATATTCTTTTTGAGCGTGGCAAGCATTTTTCCTGATAGGTACTTGGTTGTCTTCACATCTACCGTGTTGCCTTTGGCAGTGAGTAGGTCAAACTTTGGTAGATCAACAAGGTCGATCTCGGTATCTGGGTACAGGTTCAAAGCTTTGCATACTACTAGCTCGCCTGCTATACCCTCTAAATCTGTGTCTGCGTCTGATTGGTTGCCCATCTTAGTGTTTGGCTTGCCCTTGCTTCGAGCGTTCTTGTTGCGACTTACTGCTAGATGCTTGGCAATCTTCTGCTCGCATTCATTTAGTATTATTTTCATTCTCTCTGCTCCACTTTTTTTTAAGTATAGCTGTCACTTAGATGGTTAGGGACACCTATGTAAAGGCTACCTACCAACAAGAAGCTATATGCTGATCCAACCACACAATTTACATAAACCTTTTATCATCCGTGATGGGCTGGTCTGCCCCCTACTGTGTGTGTCCGCTAACTATGTTTGTACCTCGGCCTTGCTGCGGCGTTGGTCAGTCCCATCAGTCCTGTGCGTGGTTGCTATCCTACGTTTAAAGCCAGTAGTTGGCATGAGTGTTGTTTTTTACTGTGGCAACGCTAAAGAAACCCACTGGTTGGTGGATCAAGTAACGAAGATGAGAAGAGATTGCACCGCATGAGAGCTGGTGGTAAACTAACACCAATCTGTTGGCGCTGGTTTCTTTCTGCATAAACTTCGCTGGCTCGATTGGGGCTACAACCCCGTCACCAACAGACCTAATTCTAGCCCCTTCTCCGTCATAGAGCAAGGGGCTTTTTCTTGCTAGATTATAAAGCGTTCAATTAGTGCGCCAATAATACAGCCAGATACAAGTGCCAAGCCCACCAACTCTAAAGGGAAGTTGCTTTTTGCTTTGACTGAGATACGAGCCTTACCCTTAGCTGGCTTAACTGGGGCCGCTCGACTTCTGATCTTACTAATGTGGATCTGAACGCCTGCTGGGGTTCTGCCTAGTGCTTCAGCGATTTCGTTATAAGACCTGCCATCCTGTCTCATATCTAAGGCTGTGTTGCTATCTTTAGCTGTCCAAGATTTGTTTTGCTTGTTCATTTTACTGCTCCAATTAATTATTAAAAAGTTGTTTTCTCATCGATGTAATGTTCCTCAAGAACCTCATCATCGTAAGCTGAACTAAAGGCTGCGAATAGCTTTTTAACGGCGTACTCTTTAGCCTCATCGTTCCCACGAACAAGCATTGAGAACACGTTGTCTTTTTCTTCATCGTCCATGTCTTCCAATAGTTCAAATATTGTACATTCATGTCCAAGGATGAAAACGCTACCACTTGTTTGAAGTTCCCAGAATAGGTCTTCACGAAGTTCTTTCATTTCCGAGTCGTCTAATACTGGTTCATCTAAGTTGCGTCTAAACATTGTGCTGCTCCGTTCTTGTTAATGTAGGGCCATCTTATAACGAATAAATAAGTATTGCAACACCTTTCTGTTGACACCCCTAACAAATGTGTATATTATGGTGGGGCATTATTAATAACTAGGAGCAATAACAATGAGTATACATAAGAAGCTGGCAGAGATTCAGCAAAACCTGAAAGCCCCAAAAGGGCAGAAGAACAAGTTTGGTAACTATAACTACCGTTCTTGCGAGGACATCTTACAGGCTGTGAAGCCTCTACTGGGTGACTGTTCATTAACACTAACAGATGAGCTAGTCTTCAGCGGGATGTTAGAAGATGAGATCGTAGCGGCAGGCGTTCAGGTTAAGACGCAGCGAGTCTACGTTAAGGCAATTGCCACTCTTACTAACGGTACAGACTTCATCGCTGCCACAGCGTATGCAAGGGAAGCTAGTATCAAGAAGGGCATGGACTCAAGCCAGCTTACAGGGGCGACCAGTAGTTACGCTCGGAAGTACGCACTCGCAGGACTGTTCGCTATAGATTCTGAAGCCGATAGTGATGCCACTAACAAGCACGACAGCGTGATTGATAATGGTCAGGACATGAGCTTAGAAGGTATGGCAGGCACGACAGCATCTGAGCCTAAGAAGCGCATTGATAAAGTGTTGATGCAAAAGTCTATCGCCGCATTAGTTGCGACCTATGACGCAGAAGATGACGCAGGCTTGGCCGAGACTTGGACAGAGCTTGAACGCCATGAGCAAGAACACATCTGGCATATGCTTAACAGCAAGCAACAAAAGAAAATTCGTGAAGTATCAGCTAAAGGGGAAGTAAAATGAGCAACTATGATAACAGCAACCGTGGATCTATTTGGAAGAACGATGACCGCAAGAGCGACACGCATCCACACTTTAAGGGATCTGCCGAGGTAGGTGGTGTTGAGTATTGGGTAAGCGGTTGGTTACGCAAGCCTGAAGCAAACCCTAAAGCGCCTGCTATGTCGTTCAGCTTCACTGCTAAGGAAGCCCAGACTGCTAAGTCTCAGCCTACCGCAGCTAGCGGTATTGATGCTGCCTTTGATATTGCAGGCGACATTCCTTTCTAGTAGACCAAAAAAAAGCCCCGCTTGTTTAAGGCGGGGTAAAGGTTACTATGGAGCAGCAACAAATATAACACATAAAGGGGAATTTTACATGGATATCGACACTGGGGCTTCTCTAAGAGTAGCACAAGCTAAAGCAAAGATCACAGGATCTGAGCTAGCGCGGGCCTTTTCAGTACATCCTAACCAAGTTATGCGCTGGCGCAATGGCCACGACATGAAAGTGTCTATGGCTGCTCGTTTCGCAAGGTACTTTGGTATCTCTTTAGCTGACTTTATTAGCTTGGGGGCAGACAATGGCTGATCTAAAATTTACTGTGACTACCGATAACGTCAAGACCGAGATGAAAGAAGTCTGGGATATGGCGAACAAGGGTTTAAAAAGTGGTGAAGATGTCATCGTGACGCTTGGCCGCGAGAAGGGCAGCAACGCACAGTCTAGGTGCTATCATGCTCAGATAGGCGACATCGCAAAGCAGGCAGTGCCTATGGGTAATTACCACGGCGTAGCAGCTTGGAAGGAATTGCTGGTATTTGATTTTGCCAAAGAAAAATTATCAATGGGTGAGCCTTTGAAAGAGGGCAACAAGTGGATACCAAGTTTGTGTGGTACAGCGATGATCCCAAGCCGTCCAGCCACCAGCGGGTTTGATAAGGATATTAGGTCAGAGTTCATCGAGTACCTTTTTGTTAAGGGTTCTGAGTACGGTGTTGCGTTCACAGATAAGACGATGGCTGACTACGAAACGTATAAGGCTGCTAATGGCTAATACTAAGAAACGCTGTCGGGCGTGTAAGGAATATGAACTGGCTGAGTCAGGCATTAAAGTGCCGCTCGGCTTTTTCTGTTCTATGGCCTGTGTCATTAGTCATGGTAAAAAGGGCGCTACAGAAGCCTCTGTAAGACGCGTAAAGGAAACCCATACCAAACTAAGGGCAGAGCTTAAAACAGCCTCACAGTGGCGTATAGACGCTCAAAAAGCAGTTAACTCATACGTTAGATGGCGTGACAGGGACTTAAATTGCATAAGCTGCGATTCTGAGGGCGAACACAACGGTATTGGAGGTTACTGGGATGCTGGGCATTATCGGTCAAGGGGAAGTGCTAGACACCTAAGCTTTAATATTTTGAACATCGCAAAGCAGTGTCATCGATGTAACAGGTTTTTGTCGGGCAACGTGGTTGAGTTCAGGCACACGCTAATTAAGCGCATTGGGCTGGAGAAGGTTGAGGCTTTAGAGAATAACAACGAGGTGGTGAGACATGATATTAAATACCTCCGTAGGATTAAGAAGGTATTTACAGATAAGCTGAAATTGAAGAAGAGGTTAGCCGACCATAGTTAGGTATTCTTCTATGGTCATGCCGAGGGTTTTTGCGTCTTGGTGATCTGTGATGCCAGTACGGGCCTTACTGATCTTCAGCCCGTCAACTGTCATCCTTTGTTCGTTGCGTTTAACTATGGCCTTAGCCTCAGTCTCGGAGTAGTAGGTTCTTCGGTAGTGTTCGTTGCTCACGATACTAGGGCCAGTAC